GTCATTGATCGTGTTGACGCCGGTTTGGGCCGTGTTTCCCGTGGCCTGAGCCGCATCCGCCAGAGACTTCGCCTTCGCATAGATCGCATTGAGAAGGGCCTGGCGAGTGGAATACACAGCGGCAAACTTCTGCCGGAAGTCCGTTCCCACGATGACCACATCGGTGCCAGGAATGACGTTCCAGCCAGACAGTGTTCCGAGGTAGGAGGTCAGGGCCGAGACGGCCGTGTCGTAGGCCGTGCGGCTCACTCCGTAGGCATCGGCCTGCGCATCAATCCCCGATTGCTCATTCGTGATGTTGGTGTAGTCAAGGACTACGGCGGGCTTCTCTCCAGGGCTCAGGATAGAGTCTGAGGCGATGTTGGCGAGGGCTGCGTTCGCTGTATTCGCTGAGGCCTGGGCGTTATTGGCGGCGGTCTGGGCCGCGTCCACTGTGGCCTTCGTTCCAAGCACAACGGTATCGGGATCTAGCTGGACTGTTCCGCCAAGAGATCTCCAACTTGACTCATTGCCACTGTGGTACACAGCCTGCACGGAGGCTTTGATATTGGCAATCGTAGTCGCAGTAGTGATACTTTTCACATGGCGATAACTCGTCAATGTATTCGCTACGATCGCTCCCGGCTCTATTTCAATAGGGGCAGTGATGTAAGATGAAACATCATTTGGGTCCGTGCCAGTATAGACTACTAGCCTGAATATCCTCAGCGCTGCGGGGTACGGCTCAGTGTGAGTCCAATTGAAATCCAACCATTTTGGGCTGAGAAGTGTTGGATCTCCGCCTGCACCAGAGCCCCCACTGGGGGCAACACGGCCTCCGCCATCCTCATCCACCCCATATCTGATGACAATAGTCATATTAAGCCCCTAAACTGGCTTGATAGTTGTAACTGCGAGAGTAATGCTACCAGGAGTCGTGGCGGGAATGGTTAGAGAAGCTGGCGTTCCATTTGGATCAGCAATGGTCAACGACACCTCAGTAACGAATGTATTCGTGATGCCAGCGAAGAAAGCCTGCACACGAACTCTATAGTCACCGGGAAGAACCTCGTCGGCTGACGCTGATGATCCTGACACTTGCATCGGAACAAATGGCCGGTAGTCGCGAGAGTAGGCGCACTCGTAACCTACCGCCAGCGTATTATTCGGCCAAGATACATCCAACTGAATTGCCGCACGAGAATTGAGAATCTTAACATACGAACTGGTTGTTACAGGGAAAGGTGCCGCTGCGGTTCTCTGCGTCAATCCACCTGATGCTGAGATACGAAGACCACTCTCATAACTATACTTGGTCGGATCATGCAGAAGCGCTGTTACCTCGTAATCTACCGGCCCTGCTTCACTAATTCCAAGAACTCGATACAGCGCCATATTTGTGGATAACTGCAGAATCCACATCGTTTCTGGAATATCCGAAAATGGGGCGGATACAGTCAACGAATTCGTTACGCCGGTGCCGTTGGTGACAGTTCTTGCTTCAACGACACCACTCGGCAGCGTGCATTTAAGCGTATAGGTCCCAGCTACCAGTGTGATTGTGTCGTCCAAAAGCACAGTTGACGCAGTGGTTCCTGGCAGCACACGACCGCCCATGCGCGTTTTCCCGGCTCTGAACGGGTCGGCTATCTGTATGATATCGCCAGGTCGACAGGCCGCGCCCTCCATGCCTGCTTTGAATGTCACCACCTCTGTTTCAAGAAGTTCTGTAGCTAAAGTCCATAAACCGAGCCTTCTGGCCTGCCCCTGGCTGGTGCAACCAAATGCAGTCACCTGCGTTGGCTGATAACCATACCGGGCAATCCCAGCATCATCTTGGACGTATTCAACAGCCTGCTGGTAGCCCATCGCTGGGTTAGTCCACGCTACTAGCGCCGCAGTGTGGCGAGCTTTCTTCGCGGTTCCTGAATAAGAGAACACTCCGTCATGGACATTGGCTGAGTTGAAAATCATTACAGGAGCCGCATCAACATCCGCTACAGGCGTGACTAATCCGCCTGCGAAATAAGCCATGCCACGGAAAATTGAAGCCATTGTCATTAGAACTTTGAGCGCATCCTCTTGTGCTTGGATAAATAAGTTACATGAGAATCTTGGTTCCCACCCGCCATTTCCATCCGGAATAAGCGTTTCGTCACACAACTTTGAAATGTAGTATAGAGCCCACTTATCCAAAGAAGAAGCGTCCAAGTATGACCCGGCTCCGTAGCGCGTATTGGCCGCGATGTCGTAGAAAATCCAGGCGGGATTACAGGTCCACGCTTCCTCCGATTTGAACAACCCATCCCACACACCAGTATAGACACCAGGAGTCCAGATACCTGTTGACTCATTCATGAACGCGGGGGTGTAGTTAGAAGGAATCTTCACTAATCGGAGATAGTATTCTGCTGAAAGGCGTGGAACACTGCGGAATTGCTTCGCGTCTACTTTCAGCGCCATCATTGCGGTGTTAGGATACCGAAGAAGGGCATCCGTGATCTCTGTCAATGATTTCCAATTAGTCAGATTCTGGGTGTAGGCATCCGCGGGGTCCGCCGTGACACGAACTACTCTGATCTGCCACGCCCCGGTTCCGACATTGGGCAAGTTTATTCTGTACGACTTGACATACTCGTCGCCAAACTTATCCTGAACAAGACCATCTTTATCAAGCGGAACCTTGGTGAAGACACTGCCATTGTAGCCAGATCTATATATCCAGATTTCAATCCTGCAAGACGAGCCGGACTCTGCCCCAGTTTTATTGTCTATTACTTTCAGTGTAGGAATTGAAATTGATACGAGAACGGCGGAAATATTCTGGGTGATCATCGTTCGTGTCTGGGGCGCAGCGTGCGTCACGGCACAGGGTAGATTCAGTTCTGAAGTTCTTACAGCTTCCACGTCCGGGAAATCTGGGATCATAGCTTGATCGTTGTAGCCTGCGGTGAGGGCCAAGGCCACACCCTTGAAATTCATTCCTGCAGGGCCTTGAACGGGACTGTCGTCTAAATAAACAGATTTAAGCCCATTGACCAAACCTCCGATTGGCCCCTCGCACACTGCGACAAGCATCCGGGCCATCTCAACATTGGCGTCTGTTGCGAGATTTACGCCTCCTCCGCCTCCACCTACTCCTCCCCCGCCAGATCCTCTAGGCCCTCCACCACCGTCAATATCCCAGGAAGCCATTGCCATTAGAACCCCTATACAATCGCAGCAGGAGCAAGAGCCCACATCCAAGGAGCAGTTCTTCCATCACCATTACGAGTGCCAATTTCATCAGCCGCCAGCCCGCCCAAGCCATTCGGAGTCCACGACTCGCTGCAGATACCCAGTGATACGATGGCTCCGCCAACACGAAGTTTTCCGTATCCTAGTCCGACAGGATTTCCCTGCCCGACTGTTAGATGCGGAGATGAAAAGGCGAAGGTCGGCTTATCTGCGGGGCCTTTGTCGTTGCTTCCTGCGTCAATGCTTTGGTTTCCCGCTAAGATCTGGGCCACACCCCCAAGAACCATTGCCATTCCCATATTGATGGCCATAGCAGAAAGCCAGTTGCCCGCCGCCGCCTGATACCAGTAAGCGCCTGACCCGCCTGTGAAGTAGACAAGCGCCACAAGTGCGACGCCCATAAGAATCTGTCCGAAAACATTCTTCGCGCCTACGACACATGGAACAATACGGATAGTCTCACCTCCATGGGGCAGGAAAAGTTGCTCTTCTCCAAGAGATTCTGCCCCGATGCGAATTCTGTAACCGTATTCATAATTGATCATTGCTTCTTTGAACCCCTCAAGCTGGCAGCTTAGAGCTCTAATTGCTTCCTGCGGGGAACTCACAGCCAAGCGGAAACTTGCGCCGAACTTGGCGCGAAGGTGGCCGTACAGCCTGATCTCAGTGGTTTCAGTCATGACGCACCGCCATCTTGGTTCGTCCCTGCCAGTGGCCGTCATACTCGTCAACGCGAGAAAGACGGTTCGGTAGGTGATGAAGTATCTTACCATGCCCAACATAGATAGCACAATGGTTAATAGTTAGAGCCGCAACTTCCATGAGAAGCCCATCGCCTTCCCGCAGATCTTTGATGGGGATTTCGTAATAACCCGCCGCAAGAAGGTTATCTAGATGAGGAGTTTCGCTGCGTTCCCAGAACTTATCGCTGCGCAGAAAGTCTGTCAGTTCATGATCATTGGCAAGCGCATACCACTCTCGCACAATTGACCAGCAATCGTCCACACCAAACACGAATTGCCGACCCTCAATAGGCCGTCCAACTGGATCTATGCGGCTCCATGATTGGCTTGCATCAGTGACCACCCACCAGGGCACACCTGTCGCACTGCAACTTTTCACATCAGTGGCACTGGGCCGGACGTCTCCACCGGCGTGACTATGGATATACCCAATCAGTCTACCCTCGTCCTGCGCGGCCACCAAACTATCCGGGCACAGATCAAGTTCATCTTCTACAGTTGAAAGATTCTTACATCTACGATACTCTGCGGTTCCTTTGATATCAATAACAACTCCGACAGATTCCATGGGGGACATCTCCATGGCGTGGATGTGAGCTTTTGATAGAAGTTCTGGCGTCATCTCACCAACCCCGCGCCTGGAAATCCACCATAAGGAAGTGGAGTAGTCGGACTGAAGTGCTGTAGGCACCCGCCATCGCCCGTCGCATCGTTCAGAGTCTTATTGCAGGTGGCCAGAACTCCCGAGTAGGTGCATTCGTATCCCTTGTAGACCCAAGGACAGATGGTTGCCTGGATAACTCTGCGCGGAAGTTTGAGACCCTGCGCATCCATCTTGCTGGCAAGCTCAAAAGAGATGAAATCCTTTGTTTCAAGTGCCTTTCGTTCTACTACGAACACATCATCTGGCAGGTAGGCGTTAGGGTTTGGGCTTGAACCTGTGGGGAGGAACTTGGCAAGCGTCCGCTTTCTTATGAGCGTGGCCCCCACCAAATCGTCGTAGTCTCGGATCATCAATCCAATCAGTCCATCAACAGCCGCAACTGTGATCTTTGGGCGGGGCAGGGTGCCCTTTCCGGTTATTTCAAACCCATCGGCCTTGATCGGAAATGCCTGATAGGTATTGTTCTGCCAGACGATGTTACTCCACACATCGTTCGTTCCGGCGTGAAAATAAGTTAGGCCACCCCCGATGCTGGGATCGCTAGCGTCTAGAACGAACAGTTCAATAATAGCGCCTGGGTCTAGACTTGCGATTTCCCTGCGCGGGGTGGGATCAACATACCCAGGATCTAAGCGAGAAAGAGTCACATCGGCACCTGCTCAAATACCCCAGAGATGGACACCTGATTGAAACTGTTCTCTGTGCGCTTCCAGTTGTCGCAAATGAACTTGTGTGAAGTCCCGTTCGGGGGCGTCCAGTCGAATGGCGTTGTCCCATACTGTGCCTCAAGAAAGGCTTCAATGGCATTTGCCTCCGCGGTGGTCCGGTTATTGAACGCAACTGACCACTTGGCGAGACTCGTGTTCAGGCCATCGCGGGCACGCTGCGCGTAGCCATCTCCGAACTGCGCTTTTATGACCCGCAACTTTTTGTCATCAGAAGTTCCAGTTGATGGCAGCCAAGTGAAAGTAGCCATAGATTACCGTCCAGTCACAAAGTCGTAGATTATACCATTGGGCCGCTGTTCGTCCATGATTACTTCTCGCATCTTAGCGGCAAGACTGCGGGCCATTGCGATACTCTGCTCATTAGAGCCGCTTTCCTGGGTTTGGGCGCTACCGTTGGGGGCCACGGTGATGCTCAGGTAAACGTCCCCGGTGCCTCTGGGCTGCGCCGCTTTGGCTTGGCTGGTAGGCGTGGCCGCCACGCTAAAGGCCGCAGAAGCGCCACTATTTGGAGCCAAGCTCCCCAGTTTGCCTGTAAACCCGCCTGCCCCAGAAGTATTGAGCCCAGACCCAACATTTGAGTAACTTCCTGTTCCTGTGGGCGCAGGGGTGCTGCCATTGAAGTATGATGCAAAGGTGGCGAAGAAGCCTGCGCCGCCGCCCTTGGTGAGCGAGGTCAGTGAAGCGGCCAGCGCATCCATGATCGGCTTCATGATCATTGCTTTTATGATCGCCACTTCCATGTCACGAACCATGCTGGAAAACATCTTGTGCCAGTTTACGGAAGTGCCATTGAAGAAGTCTGCCAGTAGGGTAGACGTCTGATCTGTATAACCTTTGACAACCTGCCCCATGGCGGCCCACGCTGAGCCACTCGTTTCTTTGAGCTTGATGAGCTGACGTTCATAGGTTGTCAGAGACATGGTAGATTTTCTGGCAATTAGCTGCTCTAAATCGCGCGCATACTTTTCTTCAGGCCGCTCGTTTCCAGATAGGAAGCCGCCAGACTCAGCGTCGTCTAGCCCGAATTTGAGTTTAGCGTAGTCCCCCGGCCCCAGTGCGCCTTCATCGCGCAATTTGTTCAGTTTTGTGAGGGATATTTCATATACCATAGCTGCATCGTTAAGATTCTTGTAGTTCTGAACAAAAGCCTTCATGTAGTTATTAAGGGCCTCAAGTTTCTCTGCATCGGTAAGTTTGCTACTGTCAGTCAACATTGAATTTTTAGCTTCTAACTGAGCAGCAAACAATTCTCGTGCTGACTTTGCAGCGTCATCATTGGCTTTAGTCAGCTCTTCAGTACTTGAAAGAATATCATCAAACCCCTTTCGGTCATTAGCCTCCTCTAGGGTCTTAATGAGGGCCAGTTCTGCTTTGTGGGCCTCCACTATAAGCGCATTCATCTTATCGGCGGCCAACTTCGGCGCCTCATCGCCCTTCTTACCATGATCAGCATTCATGGCCCGCCACCCGGCGATTTCCTTTTCAGTATCAAGGCGAACCTTGTTCACTGCAAGTTCAAGAGAGCTCATCGAGGAGCCCTTGGCAATAGCGTCTTGGATCTTTTCTTCCATAGCAGCCATCTGTTTCTTGAAGTAGAGTAGACGCTCAGCGTTAGCAGTCTGAATTTCGTCCGCTTTTTGTCTATCTGCGGCGGCCTTTATCTCTTTATCTTCATGTGCTTTTTGGTCTTTGCGGTGCTTCGCGGCCTCTTCTTTTGCGTTGGCAAGTGCGTCGGCCGCTATACGCGCCGCTTTCTGAGCTGCCCCTTGAGTATCATTATCTTCACCATCAAAGTGCGTAAGGCCATACCATATATCCTTTAGCGCAAGTTTCAAGGTTCCAGCTTGGGCCGCTGTTTCTGCCATTTTAGCGTTGGCAATGTTGAGCTTGTCAATTAACGCCCTAATTTGAGGAATGTCGTTTATAGCTATCTCTTCTTTTTTCTTCTTCTTCTGATCTTTGTTGCGAATTCTATCAAGTTCTGCCCACTGAGCCTCCTCTTCCTTCCACTTAGCGATCAATTTGTCGGCTGAGGCAGCATCCTCCTCAGCATCCGCAACAGAAGTATCACGGTATTTCATTATAGCAGCAGTCAGAACAGTGATAGCAATCGCTATCAAGCCTATCGGACCCCCCATAGCTTCTATTGCCTCGCCAGCCATGATAGCGGCCTGCCCAGCTAGGGTCTCTGCTTCTGCTAACCTAATCTCCGCGGCTGTCAGAACAGCATCTGATTCAGCGACACGCATATTAGCGAGAGCCCGCCTATTGATCAATTCATTGGTCAAAAACCGGCCCTTCTGAGCCGCAACCTCAGCCTCTACTGCGGCCTGATCAGCGAGTGCGGCTACTTTCGCAGACGCCGCATACTGAATCTGGGACATAGTCATCGTTCTGAAGGAATCTATCCCCCCAGAGGCCCACTTGTGAAAGGCTACACTGGCCGACTGTAACCACTGAACTACTTTGAACGCGGCGAACCCAGCAGCCAACATTTCTAGAGAAGTTTTCATTTCTGCAAGCGTGCCTACGAAAGTCTCTACATAGCCGATGGCAGTCTTGATATCTTCTGCCAAGTTATTCGCAAAAGTAGCCTGCCCACCAGAATCTTGCCACGCCTTCATTGACTCAGATGCGTCCTTGAATGCGCCCACCAGCGCAAAGACAATTTCTGTCGTAGCGGGATTGAAGGTTTCTCCTAACCTTACCTGGAGGTTCTCTGTGTAGCGAACCATTGACAACATCTGCTTGCCAGCGGTAGTCATCGCCGCTTCGTACACCCCGAAGCGTTTCGCGCCTTCTTTAAGCACCGCGTCCATACGAATTTCTGCCAGTGTCTTAGCGTCTATACTTTCAACGGCAACATGGTTTGCGCGGGCATACTCATTGATGGACGATTTGAAATTCACCATAATGCCCATATGGCGAATGATACGAGACTCCCCCGTTGAAATACCCTGGACCAGCTTGGCAAAGGCCTCAGAACTATTAATTCCGGCTAATGTCGCACCATCCTGTGCCACACGGCCCAACTCTGCAGCTTTGGATAGATCTACCTGTGCAGCCGCCATGAGCTGAAGACCTTGGCGGGCGCGCAAAGCGCTGATGCCTGTCTTCTCCATGTCATCCTGAATTCCCTGCATCTCATTTCTAGTGATCCCGGCATTATTGGCCATGACCCCCATAGTCGCACCAAGCATCTCGTAGCGAGCGCCCAGCATAGCGACATCTTTTACCGCGTCTATAATAACAGCGGTTGAGATGGCCCCAGCGAGATGACCATACACCTCAGCTAGAATACCCGCTGAATCGGCCGCCTTATCACTGGCATTTTTCAATGATAGTAGAGCAGCCTCGCCTTGACTAACTTGGCGGCCATCAACTTCTAAGATGAGGGTTGCGACATCAGCCATTGTTCATAGTCCTTAGAAACATTAGGTCTAGACCACGAATGCAGGCGAATTCAAAGGCCCCCAGCCTTATTCCTCGTAACTGCGACCAAGCCAAGATCTCTGTGCAGGGGAGGGGATTGGCACCCATTCCATTGCTTTGACGCCCGAGACTAATTTCGCAAAACCAGTTCCAAATTTCCGCGCACTGATACGGCATTGGAGGCGGAAGAAACTCACTGACATCGACTCCCTGATCCCGCAGAAACTTGACATGCTCTCGTAGCGTGCCACCTGTTTTCTGCGGGACATCAAGTGCGAATGATTTCTCAGCGAATTCATTTAACTTCAGCCTCAGTCCTTGAAAAAAAGTTTGCGGCTCCCAGTGGCCTTGTTGACCTGATCACGGATCGTGGGAACCTTGGAATAGATCATTCTGGCGTTCTCTGGGGAGTAGGCCAGTTCCTCGCCCTTCCAAGCCATGTTCTTCCACCCAGTGGTGCAGACGACCAGCAGATCCAGGAAACTTTCCCTGTTCTGCTGGGCGTCAAACTCTGGAATGACCATCTCGCCATCACCCTTCGTCATTTCCTTGAAACGGAGTGCCTGCTGTTTATCCAGGCAAGCCTGGGCAGCGGTGGAGTCCGTGCCAACCACGAAGATGGAGACGTCTGTAGGTTCCCCAGTTACGGGGTGCTTAATGACGACTTCAGCCGGGATGTTGGCTTTATCGGAGGTGTAGTTGAAAAGGTCCAAAGACATGGTATTCTCCTAGAAGGGTTGAGTGGAAAATTAGGTGCGCGAAATGCCGATGTTGGTGGACTGAAGGGAGATGTCTCCAGCAGCCGAGCCAGGGGCACCTGCGGTCTGGCTGACCATGGTGGAACCCACAGGAACAACGACGGTCAACACAGTGGCCGACACGGCCGACACGACCCAGTCCCCATTGTTTCCAGGGGTCGTGGCGTTCTTGAGCGTGATGATATCGCCGACGTTAAACCCTTCAGTGACGAAACTAACGAACGAACCTCCGACAGCCTTTGTGAGCGTCGCCGTGAGAGCCGTCGTGGTGGGCGCAGCCGCGCTGATTGCGAGCGTGGTCCCAGCGGCAGAGGAAATGGCATTGTCATGTAGCGCCGTGAACGGCAGTGTCATGATGGTCGCGCCATCCTTGGGAGGTGCGATTTCTGCTCCCGTGTATTTGATGCGCGGCAAATTGATGGTGAACGCGCCGCCCACTGGGTCAACCAGCGTCATGTTGAGCGAACTCTCGGTTTCGTTCAGAAACTTATTCAGAAGAACCAGGTCCTTGAACAGGGCCGTGATGGTGCCAGTGATGGCGGAGCGGCCATTGAAAGTGGCTGGGGAGGTGTTGGATCCGATCACACCCACCTGACCGATACCATTATCCAGATTGATATCACATCCGGTGACATAGGCGATGGCTACACCACCCTCAGTGATCGTTCCACCCGCGTAGCTCACCGGGCTAGAAGTCCCAGCAGCGATAGTGCCATTGATGGCCTGAACAGTGCCAGCGGTGGCATCCTGTCCGAGAATATCAAAGGAGATTCCCACCATGGAGCCGGGTTTGATGGTAAGCTTCATCTTTGAGAAGCTGCACCCAAAGAACAGCCGATACTGAATGGTGGTAAGATCAGGGAACGCCTGCTCCAAGACATACGATCGGAGCGTGGTGCCAGAGCGCAGGTTCTTGTTAGACCAAGTTCCCTGGAGAGCACCCTGAAGGAAATCATCCCAGTCACCCAGCATTAGATCGCCCTCGATGGACCCCTCCACCTTACGCATTCCGTGCCGAACATCGCTGATGCCGCGATCGGCCCGAACTTCGTCAGTGGTATAGGTGTCCTTCTTGAGGCCCATGTTAGACGGCTTCGCGCGAAGCGTCTTCATTGCAATGGTGGGAGAAAGACCCTTGTCTCCGTAGACAGTTTCAAGAGCCTGCCTCCAGGTTACGGTAGATCCAGAAGAATAAGTTGCCACGGTTCCCTCCTAGAAGTTGTGGTACGCGGTGTAGTGAACGGAGACTGGCAGGGTCCACCAATCTGTGTCTTGATCAGCGGCTTTGGTGCCGAGGGTAGACCTATAAAATACCACATCGCCGCCGCCAGCGGGGAGGGAAGTGCCAGGTTTTAGCGCCTTGGCGATTGTCCCAGCTAATTCAGTTGCGGCACCACCGCCTGAACCCGCTGGGAAGTGAATCAGGATACGCATGATACCTTCGGTTTCCATCACACCCGCAAGGCCAATGGTAAGAGGAACCGTATCAACCGGAATATGAAGAATTTCAATGAACGGGTTGGGGGGCGTGGAGGAGAATGCGACATTCTCGGGGTAAACGGGGCACCCAAGGTTGAGGGATTGAACTTTCTGTTCAAGTGCGGAATAGATGGCGTTCCAGTTCATTTCACACCCCGAACTCTTCGGCGAGTCCTGGCAATTACAGCCGATGTGATGCCGTATTTATTTTCAATTATTCGGATGTATGGCACACCGTTGCACAGGAAGATTCTGTCACCCATTTTGATCTTAGGAATCTTAATAGCAGGGGGATCTGTCTTGGATTTTCGTGGAGGGCGAATCGGGCCCATTGCGAGTCCTTCGTTGGGCTCACCAATTGACACATCCCATGACCCGCGTGCCCAACCAGAATCTACATGACCACTGTTAGTGAACGCATCGTGGACTTCTTCCATCATTATTTCTACGATCTCAGTTAGCTGCTCCGCTAGCTGGGCAGCTCGCTTCTTGGTGAATTTCTCCACCGAAGACCGAAATGACAGATTCTTTCCGTTCACTTAGTCACCAAGATTTCATATAGAATGATCTTTGACTTAAACCAGATGGCCTTCTGGTAGAACGCGGTGTAGGGGACACCATCAACTGTCACATAGTCACCCGCGTAAACCGGCGAAGTGGTGAGTATGCGTAGACTTCCGGACTTGTTAAGGTCGCCTTCTCTGAACTGCTCCGACCTAAGCTGCGATATTTCGCTCCCGAATCCGTCGAGGACGCCATAAATCGTAACTTCTGGTTGAACTGCATTGACAACAGTTCTTGTGATTGGGTCGTAGACTCCACTAGAGCCAGACATCTTTTTCCACAAGAGTTTCTTGCCATTGCGTTTGATTACAGGCGCCAGATTCATACCCGACCGACCTTGCCGCTACCGTTCGGATGCCCGGTAAGGTAGGGCATAATCATTTCCGTGACAGAAGCAGGAAGAAGTTTTCGCTGATAGTAATCAGGATCCTTGATTGGCCCGACCTTGCCATTAACGGACACCAGCCCGCCTTCGTCAAGAGAACGGTCTTCCCCGAGCAAGGCCATGGCCAGCTCCGCTGTCGCTTCCTTTAGGAATTGCGGAATGATATCATAGGGAACATACCTACGATCGCGATCCGTAAGCCCACTTCGGGGGAATCGCAGTGACTGCGGCAATGTCCACTTGAACCCTGCCCAGGGCTGCTGATCAAGAATTCTGGTTGCCCACATGAGGGCAGACTCTTTCGCGGCATTGGTCGCAGAAGTCCAATTATCATTGAAGCCCCGCGTCAGGAAATAGTCCTCGGCGTCGCTTACCGAACAGTAAGAGTTCGCAGTGGGCGTTCCCACAGTTGCATCAATGATAACGGCCATGCGTCACCTACTTCTTCGAGGTTTTAGACTCTGGGCCCTTGAACGGATCTGCCTCAACGAAGATCTCGTGGGTGCCTTCCACGAAGTCTTCTTTATTGATCATCATGAATCCGTCGGCGAAGGGAGCCACTACTTTGACAGTGTCTTTCGGAGTAGGGCCGGGTGTGAAATCTGACATCTTGGTTCTCCTAGAAAGGCTATTTGAAAACAGCCGCCCAACGGTATGAACCGTCAGGCGGCTGGGTTACTCCGCCCGGTTATTAACCGAACAGGCGAGCGCCGAGCTCTTCACGCACAACGTCCACACCCCAGAGCAGGTCGAAGGCCCACCGAACGCGGTGGAACTCTTCCCTAACCTGGAGCCGCAGGGTCAGTCCGCTGACAGGATCAGCAACCTGCATAGAGTTGGGGTTGGGCTCGGCCCCGGCGACGTGATCCAAGGTGCGGGAAGCGAACCCGAAGCAGTCAGCCTGGAACGCGAGGTTCACTCGGTGGCTGGCCTTCACGGTGATGGCTTCTGAGCCGGTCAGGGCCATAGCGAGCGGCTGATTGATCGTGAGGCTCACATCACTGGCGGCAGCGGCCTGGGTCGCAGCAGCAGCCAAAGAATAGGTCCGCGGATGGCCGGCGATGACGATGATATCGCCGGGAACCAGGGCGCAAGCTCCGGTGGAGGCTGCGGTCGTGGCCAGGAAGGTCTTGGTCCCCGCCGTCACAGGAGTGGCGGCCTTGGCAATCAGGCCAGTGGTGATAGTTCCAGCGGTGTGCTGAGGAACCTGCTGATCCTCAAACCAGTCGAAGCCGTACTTGCGGCCGATTGAGCCTTCGCGCATGACATTAGGATCGCTACTGTTGAGCGCGTAGGCGAAGGCACCGAGCTTGAGGGCATTACCCATGGCCACGGTGTCAAGCACGAGCCGTCGGTCGCCGATGGGGGCCTTCCAGGTCGTCAGCAGTTCCTTCAGGTCCACTGCATTATCAACAGCAGATGCGAAGGGCGCGGTGCCAGGGGTGCCAGTGCTGAGACCGAGCTTCTTGTACTTGCTGAAGATCGTGCTGTTCACATACTCAGCAAGCGCCACGACAGCGGCATTGGCCTGACGAGCGGGATAACCCGCAGCGGCCTGAGCCATTTCCTGCTCGGTCAGCGTGAAGGGAGCCTCACGCCAGTAGTCGAGGGAAATCTGAGCGACGGTAGGCACGGAATTTCCGCTGTCCGGAGCGTAGGGGCCGGGGACGACGTCGTTGGTCGCGTTGGCAGAAGGGATGGGAACGGTCACTACCTGGCCTTTTTCCATCGCGTTGGTGGAGAAACTGTTGTTCACCATGCTGGGCATGACGCAGTTGCCACGGAGAACATTCAGCCCCTGTGCAAAAATCACAGGGATGATTGCGGTAATGTTGTTGGACAGGGCCATGCCTGTGCCTCCTATGAAGTGAAGATGGTTTATGCTTGATCCCGCGTATGG